AATGTAAATCAGCAGACCGTTATTCCTTGAGGTCACTAAAAGACCGACTACGCGGCTCCTGATTAAAAGAGCCAGTAGCAAAGACAACGGTATCATCGGGAGTTATCTCCCGTCGAGCACGAAGATCCCATCCCGGATGGATGAAATCTGGTAGTCCGAAAATGCGACAAGCCCGAAGGTATTCGTCGCCCTTAAACCCTACGAAGTGAAGCATCGCCCCTCCTTCTCTCAATCTCTCACATACTATAGATAATGCCTGCAAGTCTGTTTTTCAATGTTTTATTTTGCATAGCTGCTATGCATTTGGCGCATAACAAAACCCCGAGAGTTTCCTCATCGGGGTTCTTTAAGAATCTAAGTCTGTAACAAGACTCAAATCATAGAACCCCCGTTGTCTGCCCATGATGGACGACCTTTTGGTTGATTATTCGCAATGGGGCAATAACGGTGTTTCATTTGTTTCCTGTAGTGTTATTTCTATTTATATACATTTTAGACGGACATTGAAGTTTTGTCAACCTTTTTTTAAGTTATGAGAAAAGAAGCGGGACATGCTGCTTCCGTTTCGACAACACCTAAAGGAATACAACTCAACTTTCGAAATTCTAAAAGTTCTTTAAATGCCTTGTATTCATGGTCCTGATAAGTTCCGTAATTGTAATATTCATCAAACACAATTACAGTTCCAGGAACAATATAGTCGGCAAAGTTGTCAAACACTGTTTTAGTCGAACTATACAAATCACAATCAATATGCATATATGCCACATTCGATTTAGGAAATGTTGGACATGTTTCATCATATAAACCAACGACCAACTCAATATTTTTTTCCTCAAAGACAGGAACAGGTATAGAGAACATACCTTGTGGCACACAATGCCAAGATTCTGGCAAACCTGTAGTGAACACATCAAAACCGTAAATAGTCTTATTAGGCAATCTCTTTGCGGTGTGTCTCAATGAGCGTCCAGTGTACACTCCAAATTCCATATAGAGTCCATCTAGTGTCACATGATCTAATGCATGATCAATATGAGGATAGATTAAATCTGTATAATACTTACTCTCATCAAGAGAAGTGCCATTCCATTCTCTATAGTTTCCTACAAACTTTTGTTTGGGTTCTCCGTAAAAAATGCTACTCATTTTGCTTTCTTTGTTTGGTGCGAGTGGAGGGACTTGAACCCCCATGCTTACGCGGTGGATTTTGAGACCACTGTGTCTACCGTTTCACCACACTCGCATATATTACCATACATCATAATCGGTGATATCAATAAAGATGCCTTCCGATTCAGTAGTCTTAACTCTGGCCTGTGTTGCGGTACCAATACCGTTGCCACATTCCTGTTCGATTACAACTCGGTGTGTCCGCTTAAGGCCGTGCTTTTCAAGCCAAGCAGCAAGATCCAAAATCTCACCGATATTCATTTCCATCTTCGTAATCATCATCATCTTTCTAATTTGGTCGGAGTGCTTGGATTCGAACCAAGTCAAGAACACTAATCTAGTGCTAAAGGGATTATAAGGCCCTCCCGTGTACCAACACCCACTCCGTTATTCGCTGTAGATTGTTTCAAGCCGCATGTCCAATATGGACAATTCAAAAGAGCATCGATATAATCATCTCCTTTGAAAGTCTTCTTACATTTAGGACATTTTACCTTCAAGAGTTGTGATTCCATATACATAATTCTCAGCGGCATCTTCGTGGTAAATGAGACCTCGATCTTGATATGATTCGGTCGTTACTAAGAATCCATTTTTACAATAATCGATTTCATACTGATCATTATGAGGATTGTAATATACAATAGCCTTAAGATCCATATCATCGGAACGAAAAACAGACATTTGGACTCTCATTACTTTTCCTCATTGTTTGGTGCGCCCACCAGGATTCGAACCCGGAACCAGACGGTTATGAGCCGTCAGCTCTAACCATTGAGCTATAGGCGCTTGATTGGTGCCCCCTGTCAGATTCGAACTGACCCTATAAGGATTTTAAGTCCTCTTCCTCTACCGCTGGGATAAGGGGGCTGGCGACTCCGGCACGACTCGAACGTGCTACCCACAGATTAGAAGTCTGTTGCTCTGTCCAGATGAGCTACGGAGCCATGAATCTTTATTTATGCTACATCCTCAAGGATATAACCCTCAACATAACATCCGTCAAGAAACTTATGACCCACAAAGTGAGCATCATCCGAGTTACGGTAGAACTGTTCCCATACACAATCATCTTCTTCAAAGCAGTATAGCATGAATCCGATCTGATTGTCAAGAATATAAAAGTCTACATCATAAGACCTAACCATTAGCGACCTCATCTTCTAGCCAATATAAAAAATCTTCCATTTCTAGTAGAACATCTAATTTGCCTAGTAAATAGGCTTCATAATCCTCAGTGACGCCAGACTTTCTTTGTCTATTACAAATAGACATTTGATTTTGAATCGATTTAATACGGCGCCTAACACTCTTTTGGGGCTTAGACATACGAGCCTTAACCATTACGCGACCTCGCGAAGCTTAAGACCGGTGACCCGTTCATATGCGATAACAGAAACGGGATACTGAGGATTGCCAGTGTATAAACGAAAAGTATCTTTATGGTCATGTCGCTCACTTTTGATTATCTTTCCAGATTTGATGGAGACACTGTGTCGTGCACCGTACTTGTATTCCGTACGAACATGAACCAGATCACCGACTTGAATATTCCGTTGCTTTGTCATCATGTTTATATATTAACACTATCCAATAGGTTTGTCAAGTCTTGTTGAAACGCATCAGTTTTCCACCGATGTAAAGTTTTCCGTTCTTAAACTTGACCTTTTCGGTCTTCAACAATACCTGATAGAACAGGTAGAGCGAACGATCACGGCCGTAAGCTTCCACTTCCCAAGGCCAGTTAAGGTAATCTTCCATTGAGTTAGTCAACTTGAAGGTCTTTCCCTGCCACTTTGCGGTGATCAACTCGGAAGACAACTCACCACGGGCATACTGCTTCACATGCACCATCTCATGCGCGAGGCATTGGAGCATCTTATACCTCTGCATTCCTGGACGAATACCAATCTCAAAGGAACGAGGACGCCGTTCAGCATCAAGAGGATTGCAACAACCCTCATTTTTTCCCTGATCCTCGATACGGATTTCGAAATCAAGGTTCTTGGCTAAACGCTCACCCATCACATAGTTGGCAAAGAATGCGGTAGCGAATTTGATTTCCGCCTTACACATGTGCTTAGCCTTGCCGATGATCTTAATGTCCATTAGTTTTAGTCCTCAATTGTAATTGCATCAATACCGAACTCTTCCCAGTCCATGTACCATGAATTACTTTCTTTCATCTTTGTAATTTTTCTCTCGGCGCCTTCTCTCGTTTTGTAGTAGCCGAGAATTTTGATATCGGATCTAGAAGCCCAATCAAATCGAGCCGTTAGACCAACCGCAGCATAAACTTTCATTTACTTTGCCTTTATCATCGCCATGAAGTCCGCGACCTCATCAGCCTTAACCCAACCCTTGACCTTACCATTTTCGGTGTCAAAGTAATACCAGTTGTCATCCTTGTCCCAAGCGGCAATCTCAGCATCAACACTCTGGCCGTGATGATCACGATCCGAGATATAGTTGCCCTTGCCGAATTGAACCGAGACAGTCCAACCGTTTGCGAAGGTCATGTGAAAGCCATTCATATAGGCATTTCTATCGGTGCTAAACATTATTCTTCCTCACGCCAGTTGCTCCACACTACAATTCCAGTATCCATTTCAGGTTCCGCATCAACGGTAAACTGACGGATAACGAGATCACGGTAGAAAATTGAGTCCGAGCAATCCCGAGTATATCGCTGTACCGCAATCATAGCGGTATCAAGGGACGAATATACACCCAAGATTATTTGGTTTTCATAGGTCGATTCGTATGCCAGAATAAACATTATTCTAATTCCCCATGCATAAGCATTGAATAGAAGCCCCAAGCCATGAAGCCGAAGCCGATGGTGCCCATCACAATCTGTAAGCCAAGACCAGTCGTGGCCGAAGCGCCCAGAACCATACCGAGTAGAAATCTAAGCATTAGAGCACCCACGAATAAATCGTTGACCAGAACCAGACAAGATATGCAATCACTGCAATGAAGAGCGAAACGCGGACAAAAATTTCAAGGGCCATTAGAGCCATCCATCCTGATAGTTGTGAGCCACATAGTCAATCGGAAGCGGAGCTTCATCGCGCTTGATGTTCTCTTCCTCAGCGTCTTCCTGAATGTAGATCATCTCCTGAGCGCGCCACTCTTCCTCGCGCTTGATCTCGTCTTCCATCATGCGGCTGAGAAGGCTAATCTCGTGTTCCAGTTCCTCGTCGGACATGTCCTTGAGGTTGATGTGGCGCGGGCGACAACCCGTAACATCCTTGTACATCTCCCAGAAGAAACTTTCGTTTTCGTATCGCTTGAACTGAGCCACGGTCGTGACGCCCATCTCAGCCCAGAAATCGAGTTCCTCGACATAAAGACCAGTCCAGCGGTTATCGGGATCTTCAGCCACCCAAGACCGCTTCTCAGCATTGAGGGCAGCGAGGTGTTCAGCGAGGGTCATAGTGTTCTCCGTCATCATATACTATAGATAAGATCGGCAAGTCGGTTTTTCAAGAGCGATAAACGCAACACTGATATGCGCGGAATGCATGACTTACTGGTAAACCTGAGCTTGAATTTGGTTCCCGATCCGAACCCAAGTCACTTCGTCATATCCTAACTTGCGGATCTCATTGGCAATCATCTGGTTGCGGGCGCGATGGTCATAACGCAGGTCATCCCAAAACAACTTCCGCGTGTCCCAAAGGGTCTCTACGGCATTACGGAAAGCTTGACGTTCCACGAAATGAAGTCTGGCCATAGTAGTTTTCCTTCTCATATACTATAGATAAGTATGACAAGGTCGAATTTCAAGGGTCGCGACCAACAAAAAAGTGCGACAACCTGTCGCAGTGCTAAGTGCTTGATTTTATTGGGTTTTGATAATGAGCTAAGTGCTTGATTTTATTAGAACTTGTCCAGACGCAATAGGAGCAGGCTGGAGCGGGGTTCTGGCACGGGGTATGATTGCTCCAACCCGCTCCTAGACCCGTCTCCAGCCCGTTCCTCCACGTTATTTGTGGATTATTTCATGGTCTTTCCGACCGTCATTCGTGGAGAATAGCACTAAACTCACGGTTGATATCTCTGTAATTTGCAACTTCCTGCAAAATGAAGCTGGGAGTGAACCCATCAAATGCCCCACCCGCGCTTAGAAATTCACAATAGCTGTCGGCATCGTCCTCAAACTCAAATGCTCTAATGAGTTGTTCGGTATCTTGTTCCATAACACACCAGATATAATCGTTGTCCTCAGTCCGTAACGCAATAACATTGTACTTCATTTCACTTCTTCTCCTTGCTATCATACTTTTAATCCTCTAAACTTATCCTTTGTATTACCAAATTGTTTTTGAGGAATTTTAGAGATACTAGAGGTCTGTCCACTGTCAACGATATCCATTTGTGCAGATTGTTCCACATCAAATAGCTTCATCTTTGCCTTTTCAATACCAATCACAAACCGCTTGTTCGATGAAGGATCAGCATAACGATTCTTCAACTGCTTTACCATAATCTGTCCTAACTGTTCTAGCTGTTCTGTAGAAATAAGAGCAGCCATAAAGTCAGCGGTTGCAGGTAGACCGAACGATTCAGATGTGTTTGTTAGATCAACGTCTGAGTTATCAAAGCCCTGACGATTTGTCTGAGTGGCAGACACAACGGGAACTTCAAACTCAACAGCAAGTCCACGCAGTTCTTCTGCGATACTCTTGATGTAGGTATAACTGTTCACGTTACCACCAGGCTTGATACGAGCAGATGCACAGATGTTAAGATAATCAATGTAGATGATTTCAGGAACAAAAGACTTCTTCAAACTCAACTCATTCAGCAATGATTTGAAATGAAGAGTGGATGCAGAGGCAGTTGGATATTCTTTTACAATAAGCTTACCGTTGGACTTGTTCTTAAGTGCAGCAGCTTTCTTAAGATACATGTCTTCAGGAAGAACTAAAAGATCATCAATTGCAATGTTCATTAGATTGGCATCGATGCGCTTTGCAACTTCTTCTTCTGCAAGTTCCATAGTAATGTATAAAACGTTTCTACCTTGTGAGATATTAGCAGCAGCCATATGACACATAGTCAGAGACTTACCAACACCAGTACCTGCAAGAAAGATATTCAATGTCTTCTTGCTAAAACCATTCTTGGTAATCTTGTTAAAGAATTCTAGATCGAAAGGAAGCTTATGTTCGACACGATGATAGTACTCATATCGTTCTTCAAACTCTTCGAAATAATCATGTCCAACGTTAGGATCGAATGTCACAGCAAGAGCTTGTGTCAAAAGATCGGGAATGGCGCCCTTCGTGAGAGCGCCATTCTTGTTGTTCATAATTTCGATAGATTGCATAATCGCATTATAGATTGCTTTCTCTTGACAAAACTTTTCAGTCGAATCAAGAAGCCAGTCACCATTAGTGTCAACAGCATCCTTTTGGATTTCTTTGATCACTTCACTGGCAGCTTTGGCTTGATCAGCAGTTAGATTTCGTAGAGAATCTACCTCAATCAAAAGTGCGTCAGCAGTAGGAAGATTGTTGTACTTCAAAGTGAAATCATGAATCTCGTTAAAGATCATTCTTTCCACTTCATCACTGAAATACTCAGTCTTCAGAAACGGAAGAACTCTCCTCATATACGATTCGTTCTTCAACAGATTCTTCAGAATTACCTTCTCTATTTGCACTATCAATCTCCGCTATATCAATGATTAAGGTATTGAGAACTAATCCAAGGTGCTGCTGAAAATACTCATCTTCACGAAGCTTGTCTTCCTTAAATTTGCCAGGTGACAATATCTCATATGCAAATCGCAATGTGGCTGTGTCATCCTCATTCTCACGAACACCAACGTTTGTATAACGATAGATGATGCCCTTGTAAGCTTCCGTCAGCAACTCAATTGCTGAAGTCTCTGTATTATACACTTCACTGAAACGAAAATCAACACCTAAAATCATTGATTATCTCCCTCACGATAGGTCTTATACAGCATGTAGATGAATCCTAATGGAAACAACAAAAGAAATATACCATTCGTCAGAATTGCAATGCCAACACCGACAAATAGAAGTAGTATTAGAGTTACTGCGGCACAAACCATGAAGATAGCACCGTATTTGTCATTAGCTTTTTCAAGGAAACTCATTATTCTTCCTCCACTGCTGCAACATTAGACTTGCCATAGAGGAACTCATCCTTACACTTTTCGTCAATCTGGTCGAGAATATCCTTAGTGAAATACTTCTCAGGATTCTTTTCGATTGCTGATTCGAATGCTTTAGTTCCATCAGGAAGTTCGTAACGGGTTGTTACCTTCTTGAAGATACCAAACTTCTCTGCGAGGTCAAGAAGACCATAGTATGGATCAAGACCAGTTGCATAGTCAAGGAGAGTTTCGACCTTCTTATTCTCGATTGTCAAACGCGCCTTCTTGAGATTTGCGGTGATGATAGCACCAGTAATGGAGTTATCGGACTTGTCTTTGTCCTTCTTCTTGGACAGGAAGAGAATAGTAGACGCAGCATATTCAAGACCAGAACCACCACCCATCTTCTTAGTTGGGACATAAGCACCAACAACATCATAAACGTGATTTGTCACGATGAGAGGAACTTTGGCCTTGCCAAGCTTTAGAGTGAGAACACGGAAAGCACCACGAACAAGCTGTGCGCGTGTCATATCGCGCGTGTCTTTACCATCAGCAATATCTTCCATCTCTTTCGTAGTAGAAAGATTGCCAAGTGAGTCAAGAACAAAGAGCATCTGAGGACGATCCTTTTCATTCTTACTTTCAATATACTTGTCGAGGATCTTTACGGCTTGAGTGCGGAACTCTTGGATAGTTGCGACCGGCACAACAGCAACTCGCTTTGTGTCAATCTCTCTATCTGCCAGCATTTGCTTAGATATTGCGGATTCGGATTCGAAGTAGAAGACGAATCCTGTTTCGTTGTCTCTGAGGAATTGTCGGACGATGTTAATCGCATAAAAGGTCTTTCCGGTTGAAGGTTCACCTGCAAGCGCGGTAACCTTGTTAGCAGGAAGGCCGCCGTAAATACTACCAGAAAGCAAAGCATTGAGACTATAGCTGCCGGTACCAATGAACCCAGTAACATCACCAGCTTCCACGCCTTCGTCTGCGATTCCTGCGTATTCATTATCAATCTCCTTTAGTAGGGAGTTAAACATATTACTCATATTGATTCTCCAATATTATGATTATCGTCAAGATTCTCCTTGACGCCGTATTTAGCAGCGAACGATATCGTCCTCACTGCATATATCACCCATCTGAACTTCAATCGCAATCAAAGTTTCATGAAGGTGAGTATTCGTAATCTTGTGTAGAGCCATGCGAGGCACATGAAATGATTCGCCCTTACTAATAGTAAAGATATTACCATCAACGATGACCTTGCCTTCACCCTGTACAATCGTCCAATGTTCCGAACGATGATTGTGGTATTGAAGTGAGATTGCCTGATCAGGAAGAATGTGTAGGCGCTTTACCTTGTATCCCTGATCAACATCAAGAACATGCCACGTTCCCCAGGTACGCCTTACAGTTTGAATATATGGTTGATTACGCTGTGATACAATATCTTCCATAATTTGGTCAAAATCTCTATCGTCTGTCATATCTACCTCAATACTGTTTAATCATGAAAAGAAATCTTCAAGGGATGAAACTTGTTCAGTTTTCCATCCAATACTGTCAAGCACAATGCGAAGAGGATCAATGAAAGACTTTTCAAACTGTGTATCGTAATCGATGTACTGATCCAATTCCAATTCTTTTGGCATTATAGTTGGGAATGCAATGATATCGCTTTGAATAGTGTTTGGTTCTTTCAAAAAGATAAACTTAATCTTCTCACCTTCTTGAATAAGAGGATACGTCTTGTCGAGTTTTCTACGCATGATCATATTGTTATATAGAAGAGAACCACGAACATGAATTGGTGTACCTTTACCAAATACCCTCTGCGGATCCGAGAACTTTTTAAGTCCATTCACACCACGAGGAAAAGCAATATCAACAATGTTCTGAGTTCTAAACTCATCTTTCCATGCTTCAATCATACCGATCAGCTTGTCTTCGTTACCGTTTAGAACAACATCAATTGCTTCCCACATAATCTTGCGACAATATGCAGGAGTGGAAGACTTGATCATCTCAAGACCCATCACTTTAGGTTTGGGCTTTGCATACTCAACACCTTCGTTATTGTATACATTCATGATGTAGCGTTTCTTGGCAGTCCAGATACCCTTATCTGCCAAAGCTTCACGCTTCATTTGCATCTTTTGTTCGTATGCGTTTACGTACTCAGCAAGCTCAGAATAAGCCTTGTCAATAAACGGTTGGATCCTATCTTCACACGCCTTATCCATGAAGGCGATGATTTCTCTTGTAGTTGCATTCGGCTTCTGCTTAACAATAGTTTCGCTGACCAGTTTATCAAGCGAAAGGTAAATCGAGTCCGTATCTGACGCAATGACATAATCACCATCCTTTGTTTTGAGGAGATTATTCATCCACTCATTGATTCTGTGTTCGATCCATCGAATAGAAAGCTGACCAGCTGTTGTAATGGCAGAAGCTTGACGAACATCGAAGAATCGAAAAAACTCGTTACCTAACGCACCGTAAGCTGAATTAAGAGAAACCTTTTTCGCAAGCTGGAGGTTGTTAAACCTTGCAACCCTCTTTTCAATCTCAAACCGTTTTGAGTTATCCGTTTCTTTTTCAAGGGCTTTCTTAGCTTCAATAGCCTTCTTCTTGTACACACTGCGGTCATTGTACATTGTCTCCATAATTTCAGGCAAGAACCCATGACGTTCTTTTGTGAAAAACTGGCCGTTAGGAGTCAGTGTCACATTTGCTGTTTGAAGAACGCTTGTATTACATTCTCGATTCAACAAAGAATCGATTGATACTGTATTGTTGAGAAGGAACTCGCGAATCGTACCATCATAGTTCTCTGGTTGAATGAGAGTTTCTGGACTGATATTGTACTGCATAATAAGATGTGGATATAGACTGTTCAAATCGAAAGATGCAACCCACTTATGTTCGCCAATCTGCGGATCTTTAACAAAGGCACCAATGTATGCCTCATCTTTACGATTGCGCGTCTTTGGAGGTACCACCATCTTTCTATTGAGAAGATAGTTATAGATGATAGCATCCCACATACGAACCTGAGCGAACACATCATCATAGTTTGATTTGGAATCATATGCAAGAGTGAGGGCAAGTTCGATTAGACGGAGCTTATCTTCAAGCTTACCTACCAGTTCCACGTCTCGAATGTTATACTCAATGAATAGCTGGTAATTGTCTTTGTACAAAGTATGCAGTGATCCATATTCTTCATACGATAACTTTCTTTCGCCAAGCTCTACGTTACAAATAGCGTCCAGCTTGTAGCTCTCTTGCGAAGCTCCGCCAGGTGCAAACTTACGATATAGTTCAATATAGTCTAAGGTTGCGATGCCAGTAGGTATAAATGTGGTTTGTTCACGACCCATCACAGTGGCGGTACGTTGATCAATGTTCATCCAAGGCGATAGACGCTTTGCCTCAGCTTCGCCAAGTAACTTCGTGATACGATTAACAAGATAAGGAATATCGAAGAACTTCACGTTCCAACCAGTAATGATATCTGGATAATCAAAAGTCCACTCGTCCAAAAATCGCTTGAGCAAGTCTACTTCATCACGACACTGAATGTACCAAACATCATCGCGCTTATTCTGAAAGATGCCACAACCCAAGACCACAAACTTGTCTTTGTTCTTGAATGTAATTGCTGTGATTGGTTCAGATGCACTCATGGGTTCAGGAAAGCCATTCTCTGAACCTACCTCGATATCGATATTGGTAATGTTAATATGCTGAAGGTCCCAATCAATTTCTTTGGGATAAGAGTCGGCAATGAAAGCATACTCATACTTGTTGTTGCCGTATACAACAAACCCATCAACATCTTCATATTGCTTGATGAAGTCTCGGGCTTCACGTATGTTGCCGGGCTTCAGTTCCGCAACATACTCTCCATGAATAGTTTTCCATTCAGTAGTCTCTTTAGCGGGAACAAAAAAGGTAGGAAAGTAATCGATCTTGCGACGAACTTTCCTACCGTTTTCAACGCCGCGATACAGAATACGTGAACCGAAAACCTGTACGTTGGTATAAAAGTCAGACATTATGCTCCTGGGGTTATAAGATTTCCTGTAGGAAGAACAAGACCGCCAAACATGGAATTATACTGATTGACGAACTCTTTAATAGGGTTCATTATAGCAAGTATGTGGGATTTGTCAAGCACAAAAGTCTTATCATCAGTAAATTCTGCCCACGGAGCAAATCCAATGTTTGGAGTCTTAGGATCAATCTTATTTGGCATCACAACGATACGAACAGGATTCTTAAGAGTAATGTTATCCTCAATATGATGGTCGGCAACTTCGCCAAGCAATTCTTCACCCGTGATCAACTTAATGATCTTTACATTTACTGCCATCACTCTAGTTCCACTAACATGTCATAAACACCAACTGTCATCCACTTAGTTGGAATATAAGTCAGGTTTGATCCTGACTCGCTCTTATAGACATACTTGTTATCGTAGTCCATAACTTTGGCAAGCTTTTCCCACTTACCATCATAGGCACGCTGCACGAACTGAGTTTCAAGAATATTCATAGTCTCTCCTTAATGGAATACATTGCCGTTCATTTTTTCTTCGGTAGTGACGAATACCATTTTCTCTTCATCGTCTGTATAGTATACAGGGTTTAATCCTGCTTGTCTATAGTCATCTGCATATTTTAGTGCTGTGTGGAAGCTACTGTTAGGTCCGGATAGTTCTGCCGCTTGCTTTATAATCTCTTCGGAAATAGTCTGATATGTCATAGCTCTATTCCTTATAAGGGGTTTACCATACTCCGTCTTCTATCATCCAGGCTTTGCCATCTTTTATAAATTTACTAATACAATCATCACAGACAATGCCTGTCTCATATTTATCTTTCTTGAGAGCAAATCTTTGCATGTCATATTTTGAACCAAAGTAAGCGAGAATGTAGTAATCATCATCTTTCAGATATAGCATTGCAGAACCAACACCAAATATAGGCGGTCGTCCAGTCAAATCCTCAAACTCAACCTTACAGGTGTTACACTTCATATCTTAATCCCACAAATTCTGATAGTACTTACCGAACAGCGTGAATCCAAGTTGCTTACGCTCATTATATGCCTTACACTTTTCAGCATTAAACTTGCCGGTCTTCAGTCGCTCTTCTTTACTGAAGAGAGAATCTCCCTCAACGATTTCTCCTGGTTCATAAGGATCATAGTAATTCTTATAATCGTCCTCTTCATCAATCTCTTGCTCAAAGCTCCAAATCATCTGATCAAGAACCCAGATCCACTGGGCATGAAACTTTTCACTGGCCGCTTCAATCTCTTCATCAGTTGCGTTTAGAGTCTTATCATAAGAGCCGTGATCAAAAACAGCAGTCTCTCTTTCAGTCAAACGCATATGTTCTGGAATATCTTCAGGTTCAATATAAGGGCTGCCGTGTTTTGTGGCCTTTAATTGTTTGAGCATAGGAAGAATGATGTATGCTAGAGTGTGATCCATACTCCAAGTATCTTCACGGTCAATACGAACACTGATCTTGCGCTTACGATGCTTCACAACATGATTTACAGTATTGTTATAGAACCACCGAATAGCAGATTCAAGTTTTTCTAGAAACTTTTCAAACTTGGTTTCACTTTCTTTCCATTCAATACCATACTTCCTGTCCATATAGTTAGAATGGATTTGACAAGTCCACCAAGTATCAGGATATCCGCCGATCTTAACCTTCATTCTTTAGTTTCCTGTTCTTCAATAATCTTATTAGCAGATTCAATAAGAGTGGCCATGATACCTTTTCGCGCAAACACTAAAAGGGTATCGTAATCCATAGTCACGGAAATAGTCGCACTACCATCTTCATTCTCAATAAACTCATCTAGAGTAAAGTTATTCATTAGGTACCGCTTCCAGTCTTGCTAGTTGCCTTCTTGATTTCTTCGCCGGTAATTTCCTTACAGATGTAATAGACAATACCAGCATTCGTGCCAATCTTAGTCTGCTCTTCATCCATAAGAAAGTTGCCGACTTCATTGCAAGTCTTCTCGTTATTGTATTCAGGAGTGTTAGGATATCTGGTATCAACGGTAGCCTTACCGTCTGCCAGAACAGTGAAAAGAATAATATACCAAATGGACATAGTGTTACCTCATAATGAAAGATTGGAGCGAGGTGCGGGACTCGAACCCGCTTCTACAGCTTGGAAGGCTGGGGCACAACCCATATACCAACCTCGCGCTCTTTGTATTTATCTAACTTCTTTGAACGAATAGCCGTCTATCTTAACTTCGATAGTATCACGATTCTTTGCCCAAAACTGAATGCTTGCTTCATCACAAGCATGGTTGTAATTCTTTGCATACACCACAAAAGATTGTGCAGGAAGAAAATTCTTAACGTACGGTTCAACGGAAATAGTAAACTTCTTTCGTCCTTTCATTCGGGACTTTATAGACTTAAACGCACCATAAGGTTGCTCACGCCAAATAGTTTCCATTTCCAACTTACTAAGCATATTTCCTCTCTTAATGTAGATTACTAATAATCATAGCATTGGAAGCACAGAATGTCAAGCTTTTTCAAATATCCAATCTTCTTGAATAAGTGAACCATTCATATAGCTTTCATCAATTTTTTGGATTGGAACAAAACCTATACTCTTCATGTATTCCAATACTTCTTCTTTTAAAGGAGCTCCTATGTTATAAGGAATAAGTGATATTTCCAAAAGAACATAACGTGCATTAGAAATGGCTTTTTGTCCACCTTTCATAATGTCCACTTCAGAACCTTGAGTGTCCATCTTGATGAAATCAAACGCGATATCTGGGCAATCACGTTCAAGCACACTATCAAGTGTTTGTGTGGTAACCCAAGAATAGTTCTTCATAGAAAAATAATTTGTATTTTCAAGGTAGTAAGATGATCCTGTACCAATCATATTACCGTCTTGAAAATAGAACTGAACATCTTTTACATCATTAGACAAACACACAATCGAATATGGAATTCCTGTTCTCTTCAGTATGCCATCACAAAAAGGATTAGCTTCAATCATAAACAGTTGAGCTTCTGGCAATATATGTCTCATCATCATTGAGAAGTTGCCAACGTTAGCACCAATGTCTAAAATAGACTTCACATCTCGTTCTTTAAGAAAGTCAAAGAACTGACTTATATCGCCTGTATTACTGATCATATCTAGCCTCAATGCTTTCACGCCATGCCAATGTTCTGTCATATTGATGAACTATAACAAACGGTATACCCTTAGAATTGACAACGATACCATCATCCGTAATACTCGGTTGTTCGTCAAGGTATGTAGTTTCATATAGAATCATCTTAGACGGATTGTTTTGAATTGTAGCTCCTAGGTCACCTGCACCCGACTTGACTGCTTCTCTCGTAATACCTAGATTGATTGCCCAAGCATCTTTGTTCGTTGTGGTTTTCACTATATCAGTATAAGGCTTCTGCTGAAGAATAATGTTGAATACAACTTGATCGACAATAGGAATAGGACGATTGATCGACATTTGAAAAATCATGAAGAACAAGTCGCGCATTTGAGATGGTGATCCTGCAAGAATACCAACGTTGCAGACTTTCATTTCTTTGTAAATCTTATGGAAATATGATCCAAATGATTGCAACAGATTTTGATTGTTCCAAGGTTCATCTTCATACTTCATACCTTCACACGATACAATGAGGTCTTGAAGTCCTTCAAAAATTGCATCATCATACCAATCAGAAGGATTGGACTGAAAAACAACATCGCGGGTATCAGTTGCCACTACAAAGTCATATTTTGATCCATGCTTAGTCAAATAGTTCCAGATATAGAAGAAGCGTTCTACGTGCGGTGCACCATTGTGAAAAGACTTAACACTACCATCTTCTTGAACGTCTCCATAAAGTTCAAGGATAAGTCCTTCTTCTGTAAGCTTTTCAATTGTTTCTTTTTCAATGTTCGTTGCAACCAAAACGATATCACCCTTAAAGCCAGACTTCTTAATAGAGTTGACCCAATGCTTCAGTTTATTCCAGTCGTAGTTTGATGCACCACCAATAATTAGGTCTTTACCCAAGGTAGTTCTCCTTTATAATGTTCAAGTTGCTTTTGATTGCCTTCGATAAAGAAATCACCGTTCACAGAAATAGGACCACTATCCACACGATAGCACATAGAATGGTTGCTCGTTGTATTCCACCTACTGCGTTCTCGAATAGCGTTGAAATAAATCCGATCACAAGCGAAGTGCTTTGCATCCCAAATGTAGCTTGTTGCCTGAATGAATTCACGCTTGAATGCATATGCGGAAGTGTCTACGAGATACTGTGGATTATCATGTGTAAAGTAGATTGGCCATTTGCCTAATGCTTCACAGTTGTCATCTGCAATAAACTGCTTATCTGGTGTATATATTTTACGCAATGAATGTGCCCAATCAAGTTTTTCAGCTTCGATCAATTCGACAAGAGACTTGACATGATTCGGTTCAAACCAATTATCATCATCTAGAAATAACACATAGTCCTCATCAACCAGATGGGGATACGCGGCATAAATGCGCTGTCCGTTAATACCCTTTGCGCCGGTATTTGTAGGAACGCTTGTTGTTTGAATATTTTTCTTAGGAGGTATTTCTATAGTATTCAGAACAACATCCATCATTGCATCAGAATATTCTTTGTGACCGTCCGCAACAATCAAATGACGAATGTTAGAATATGTTTGTTCTTGAACAGAACGAATTGCATCTGCTAAAGCAGGTTTGCCGATTGTTGGCGTGATAACGACTACAGACTTTTCAATGATTAGTTTCATAATATACCTATAAAAAGAAGAGAGGACACTATTATATAGCATCCTCTCTGTTGTGTCAACTATTACTTAAGTGGGATAAGACCCTTGTCCAAAAGATAGCCATCTGAGCCGATAGCCTCATCACTCTGATATTCTTCCATAAACTTCTTCAAGTTTGGATTGGATTCCAGATGTGAAGTTTTGAAGTATACATAAAGCTTACGTGAGATAGGATACTGACCAGCAGCGATTGCTTCGTATTCAGGAACAACACCGTTAACAGTAGTGCCACTGATTGCGTTTGCATTCTGCTCAAGGAATGAGAATCCGAAGATACCTAAAGCCTTAGGATTAGCCTGAATCTTCTGAACGATTAGATTATCGTTCTCACCAGCTTCAACATAAGCGCCATCTTCACGAACAGAATGACAGAATGTCTTTGTGTCTTCCGGTGATGCAATGATGTTGTTCTTCTTAATGACAGACTTACATTCCTTTTCAAATACCAACTCAATAAATGAGTCGCGGGTACCTGAAGTTGGCGGAGGGCCTAGAACTTCAATCTTGTCAGCAGGAAGATCAGCGCGAATGTCCTTCCATGTCTTAGAAGTATTCTCTTTGAAACCACCATCAACGAAAACATACTTGGCTAGAGCCTTGTAAATGTCTTCGGTTGTTAGGTTCATATCAACATGATCCTTAGATGCTGCTAGAACAATAGCATCAATACCAATTGTAACTTGCTCAATATGCTCTACACCATTCTTAGCGCACAAATCAAGTTCTTCCTTCTTCATCTCGCGCGAAGCATTAACTGCATCGGGAGTTTCTGGACCGTCACCAGCACAGAACAACTTAATACCACCACCAGTACCAGTTGATTCAACGATTGGTGCAGATACACCATTCTTCTTAGCAAACTGTTCTGCTACAGCGGTTGTGAAAGGATAAACAGTGGATGATCCAACGACACGGATCTGGTCGCTGGTAGCATAAGCAGCACTAGTGCCAAAAGCAAATAGAGCAGCAGCAAGAGTAATCATAGTTTTATTGTTCATAGTAACTCCATAATAAATATTGAGGGAGCTGATTCCCCCTCAATATATAGTGTCATTGGCCAGATAGCCAATCAGCTTCTTCATTAGTATAAGGAAACATTACCAATGTCTCCTATCATTATAGGACTTGCGGTCCCATTCACGCTGAAGCCATTCTAAGTGAGCCTGATCTGTAGCCTGACAAAGATAATCATACATGCGATCTTGCTCACTCTTGCGAGTGAATATTTTCTTCAGTGTTCTTATCATTACTTATCCGATCTGTCTTGTAGATATTCTTTAGTGGCATTGTTGCCAGATTCGGTAAGAAGTTCTTTCTTTGATTCAGTCTTAGGTTCTTCCCCAATGTTAATCTTCTTAGGCTTCTTATCTTCAGGAATGAAACGCTCAAGCCAAATCTTAAGCATACCGTTGATAAGATCAGCATTCTTGACTTCGACCGTATCAGCTAATTCAAATTGACGAGTGAATGCCCGTTCAGCAATACCTTTGAAGATGTAATTATCATCTGTATCATTCGTATGAACGTTACCCTTGATGGTTAACTTTCCGTCTTGAAGCTCAAGTTCCAAATCTTGTCTACCGAAACCTGCAACAGCCATTTCGATGACATACGTAGTATCACCAGTCTTCTTTATGTTGTATGGGGGATAGGCAGAAATCTTAGGAAGAGTTTCACTCATTTCCGCAAGACGCTTGAGAATAGGTTCAAAACCTACTGTAGTGTTAAACTGCTTAGGAAAATCTGAAGCAAAAGAGAAGGGATCGAAAAATGACTTGTTCATATGTTAACTCCATTTATGCAAGTTAGTTGTTGTAGTCTTCCCATTAAGGCGAAGACATATCTATTTATAGCACGTTTTGGTTGGTGGTGTCAAGTATTACTTTCAAGAATTGCAATTTTTTCATTCAATGTCTTTACGGCTTCAATGAGAACTCCGATAAGACCATTATAGTTTACCGTCTTCTTTCCATCTGTTGTTGATACCAATTCAGGGAACACATCTTCGACATCTTGAGCGATAACACCTATCGATTCTAGATTTGTATTTTTCCATGTAAATTCTACACCGTTTAACATTTCTAATTTATTTAACGCACCATTTACATTTTTGATATTGTACTTCATTGATCTGTCTGAACTTGAATTGAAGTTCGTTGCTGTAAGAGTTGCCGTACCTGGGTTAAATGTTAAGCTGCTACTATTCACATACGTTGTGCTTAGGAAACCAGAAGATTGATCTGTAAACAAGACATTTCTGGCTGCGCTTGTAGAATCTGTAGTAATTGATGCAGAAGCGCCTGTCGTGCCTTGACTTGATATACCTTGTGGTCCTTGAGGCCCTAGTCCGCCTAATATACCTTGAGCACCTTGAAGTCCAATAGGACCCTGCAAACCTTGTGTGCCTTGAGCGCCATTGGCACCAACAACACCTTGAGAACCTAATACACCTTGTATACCTTGAGATCCTAATATACCTTGTAATCCTTGTGCACCAGTGGCACCAGTTGCACCTGTATTACCAGTATCACCTTTTATACCTTGTAATCCTTGTGCACCAGTGGCACCAGTTGCACCTGTATTACCAGTATCACCTTTTATACCCTGAATACCTTGTAATCCTTGTGAACCAGTTGCACCTGTATTACCAGTATCACCTTTTATACCCTGAATACCTTGTAATCCTTGTGAACCAGTTGCACCTGTATTACCAGTATCACCTTTTATACCCTGAATACCTTGTAATCCTTGAGCGCCTAATATACCTTGAGCACCAGTGGCACCTGTTGTACCCTGAGCACCAGTTGTACCCTGAGCACCAGTGGCACCAGTTGTACCCTGAGCACCTGTTGTACCTTGAACACCTTGAGCGCCTAATATACCCTGAGCACCAGTAGCACCAGTTGTTCCTTGAGTACCTGTTGTACCTTGAGCACCTGTAGTTCCTTGTCTACCTTGAACACCTTGAACACCTTGAGCGCCTAATATACCCTGAGCACCAGTAGCACCAGTTGTTCCTTGAGTACCTGTTGTACCCTGAGCACCAGTGGCACCAGTTGTACCCTGAGCACCAGTGGCACCAGTTGTTCCTTGAGTACCTGTTGTACCCTGAGCACCAGTAGCACCAGTTGTTCCTTGAGTACCTGTTGTACCCTGAGCACCAGTGGCACCAGTTGTACCTTGAGCACCAGTAGCACCAGTTGTTCCTTGAGTACCTGTTGTACCCTGAGCACCAGTTATACCTTGAGATCCAGTTGTTCCTTGAGTGCCTGTCGTGCCTTGTGAACCAGTAGCACCAGTTGTTCCCTGAGCACCTGTAGTTCCTTGTCTACCTTGAACACCTTGAGCGCCTAATATACCCTGAGCACCAGTGGCACCAGTTGTACCTTGAACACCTTGAGCGCCTAATATACCTTGAGCACCAGTGGCACCAGTTGTACCTTGAGCGCCAGTGGCACCAGTTGTACCTTGAGCGCCTGTTGTACCTTGAGCGCCTGTCGTACCTTGAGTACCAGTTGTTCCCTGAGCACCTGTAGTTCCTTGTCTACCTTGAACACCTTGAGCGCCTAATATACCTTGAGTACCCTGAGTTCCAGTTGTACCTTGAAGACCTTGAATACCTGCAGCAAAGGGTGCAGTCCATTGAATTCCACTTCCAGTCGCGACTAAAATAGAACCGTTAGTGCCCACATTATTATTAAAGTCGTAAAGACCAGAACGAAGTCTTACATTTCCATTAACGTCCAATTTTTGAGTTGGACTTGTCGTTCCAATTCCAACATTTCCACCATAAGCTGCAAACTCAATTGTTCCATCCGCATCTACATCTATACTTGGTATACCAGAAACATCATTAACTGAGAAAATCGATCCGGTAGTAAGATTGTTTGTAATACTGAAAAGTTGCCCAGCAGAACCTTCAAACGATAATGTTCCAGAATTCAAGCTATCATATGGAATGATATCTATTGCAGTACCAATTCCAAAAGCTCCAGTAGAAGGATTATATTGTAATTTAGTACTTGTTACATTAAGAGTTGTTGAAATTCCTGATGTAGCAGTTACAAATCCAATAAAGGCATTGGTAGATGTTGTATCGTTAACAATTGTAAATCCACCATTATTAGCACCTTGAATACCTTGAGTTCCTTGTGATCCAATTGTGCCTTGAGTACCAGTTGTACCTTGAGCGCCTGTAGTTCCTTGTCTACCTTGAACACCTTGAGCGCCTGTTGTACCCTGTGTACCTGTTGTACCCTGTGATCCAGTTGTACCTTGAGCACCAGTAGTGCCTTGAGCGCCTGTCGTACCCTGAGTGCCTACTGTTCCTTGAGTACCTGTTGTACCTTGTGTGCCTCCAGTACCAGCAGTGCCGTTTACACCCGAAGTGCCTTGAATACCCGTTGTACCTTGTGAACCTGTAGTGCCTTGAGCGCCTAATATACCTTGAATGCCTTGTGTACCCTGAGCACCTGTTGTACCTTGAGATCCAGTTGTACCTTGAGTGCCTGTTGTACCTTGAGCACCAGTAGTACCTTGTGAACCTGTAGTGCCTTGAGCGCCTAATATACCTTGAATGCCTTGTGTACCTTGAGATCCAGTTGTACCTTGTGAACCTGTAGTGCCTTGTGATCCAGTTGTACCTTGAGCGCCTGTAGTTCCTTGTCTACCTTGAACACCTTGAGCGCCTGTTGTACCCTGTGTACCTGTTGTACCCTGAGCACCTGTTGTACCTTGAGATCCAGTTGTACCTTGAGTGCCTGTAGCACCTTGAGCACCAGTAGTGCCTTGAATGCCTTGTGTACCTTGAGATCCAGTTGTACCTTGTGAACCTGTAGTGCCTTGAGCACCAGTAGTGCCTTGAATGCCTTGTGTACCTTGAGTGCCTGTTGTACCTTGAGCACCAGTTATACCTTGAATGCCTTGTGTACCTTGAGTGCCTGTTGTACCTTGAGCACCAGTTATACCTTGAATGCCTTGTGTACCCTGAGCACCTGTTGTACCTTGAATGCCTTGTGTACCTTGAGTGCCTGTTGTACCTTGAGCACCAGTAGTACCTTGAGCACCAGTTATACCTTGAGCACCAGTAGTGCCTTGAGTGCCTGTCGTGCCTTGTGAACCTAATACACCTTGTGTACCTTGAGTGCCTGTCGTGCCTTGTGAACCTGTTGTTCCCTGTGATCCAGTAGCACCTTGTGAACCTGTTGTACCTTGTGTACCCTGAGCACCTGTTGTACCTTGAGATCCAGTTGTACCTTGAGCACCAGTAGTACCTTGAGCACCAGTTATACCTTGAGCACCAGTAGTGCCTTGTGTACCCTGAGATCCAGTTGTACCTTGTGAACCTGTTGTACCTTGTGAACCTGTTGTTCCCTGTGCACCAGTTGTACCTTGTGAACCTGTTGTACCTTGTGAACCTGTTGTTCCCTGTGCACCAGTTGTACCTTGTGAACCTGTTGTTCCCTGTGCACCAGTTGTACCCTGAGATCCAGTTGTACCCTGAGATCCAGTTGTACCTTGTGAACCTGTTGTTCCCTGTGATCCAGTAGCACCTTGTGAACCTGTTGTACCCTGAGATCCAGTTATACCTTGAGTGCCCTGTGCACCTGTTGTACCTTGTGTACCCTGAGATCCAGTTATACCTTGAGTGCCCTGTGCACCTGTTGTACCTTGTGTACCCTGAGATCCAGTTATACCTTGAGCGCCTGTTGTGCCCTGAGCACCTTGAACTCCTTGAGCACCAGTTATACCTTGAGCGCCTGTTGTACCCTGTGATCCAATTGTACCTTGAGCACCTTGAGAACCTTGTAAACCATCAGTACCCTGGGCACCTTGTGATCCAATTATACCTTGAGCACCTTGTAAACCATCAGTTCCCTGTGCACCTTGTATTCCTGTGGCACCTTGAGCACCTTGAGCACCTTGTAAACCATCAGTTCCCTGTGCACCTTGTATTCCTGTGGCACCTTGAGCACCTTGAGTACCCTGTAAACCATCAGTTCCCTGTGCACCTTGTATTCCTGTGGCACCTTGAGCACCTTGAGTACCTTGTAAACCATCAGTGCCTTGTGCGCCCTGTATGCCTGTGGCGCCTTGCGATCCTGTAATACCCTGAGCACCATCAGCGCCTTGAAGACCTTGCGCGCCTAAAATTCCTTGAAGACCTTGAGCGCCAGTTGTTCCCTGAGCACCTTGAGCACCTGTTATACCTTGACTACCCTGTGCGCCTATATTACCTTGAATGCCTTGAGTGCCTTGAGCACCAATTTCACCTTGAATGCCTTGAGTGCCTTGAGCACCAGTTTCACCTTGAATACCTTGTGAACCTATTGTACCTTGCGATCCTTGAACACCTATAGTTCCTTGAAGACCTTGTAGACCTTGAATACCAATTGTACCTTGAGGTCCTTGAAGACCTATAGCACCTTGAACACCTTGAATACCCTGAGGCCCTTGAGGTCCTTGAGGTCCCTGAGATCCTTGTGCGCCGAGAGCATCGTATGCATCGCTTAAGCGCCAGATAAGACCGTCACTGTGATATCGATTGCCGTCGTCAAGTTGTACCTGTCGACCTTTATAGTCTATAGGATTTAATGCTGCTAGATCACCACTGGTAATAACAAACAAACCGTCGTCAACTAATTGTTTGTTTGATAGAAATTTATTCGACATTATATGATACCTACACCCACATGCTCTGCCGAAGCTTGTTCATTAGCTGAAGCCCAAACATCACATGCTCCCGAAACGCTAGATTTTACCTGGATCGAATCGCCGTTTGCGGTTGCAAGATTTCTTTTGATTAGGGATCTTCCTTGTAACGGAATAGCTACACTCTCGCCTGCAGGAATAAGAGTTGCGCCCAATGCATCATTTACAACTGAAGCTGTATTTCCTTCTGCGATAAAACGAACTTCAATTATGCAAGAACCACCAGTTTTGTTTTTGACTATAAGTGGTGTTAGAAAGAATATTTCACCTGCTGCAATACCTCGAGAAGGATAAGAGGGATCTCTAGCATCAGGATATTGTGACTCTGAGGGATCGGGAACAGAAAAGTCTGGTGCTTCTGCGATTGTAACAAATGTATTAGGAACACTCTCGTAACGAATGTTTACAGGTTTACCTGTTGATGGTTGGCGACATGTAATTCTTGCCATTAAAATCCTCCAAATGTAATAGCTGCGCGAGTAGCTTCACGTTTTGTAGGTGCAATAAATCCGCGACCTCCCATACCAAATCTTGCGTCAATTGTGACATCACCAGCAAAGATAGCATTACCATCACTATCTTGTCCTGTAGCAATGACAAGAGCGCCATCTTGTTCTAAAATACTGTCTCTGATTGGCAATCTTGACTGTGCTGGTGGAATTTTAATTTGCCAAACACCAATCATGTTAGCTGTCCAAGTATGACCAATAGCCTCAATTCTACTTGGTTCAGTGCGTGTTTGTGGACTATCGATTGTGCTTTTTACCGCAATAGTGGCATTATTTACCATAGTCTGTGATGTGGCGTCTACACCAGTAAGAGCGTTAATTTGGTCTCTTATGTAATCATAACAAAACTTAAATTGTGTTTTCTTGTCGCTCGACAATACAGGATTACCAACAGCGTCAAACAATACCAATTGGAAACGTTCAATCATATCTGAACCACCACCACGCAACATTTCTTCAAGTGCTTTAATCCAAACACTACCGTCATATCGAGTGTATTCTTGATCATATGCGTCCCAAGCAGATATAGTACCTGTTGCTGTTAATGCTGTCCACATATTATTAATGATTGTAGTAGAGGCTGCCGCAACAGCGTTTGCAGCAGTTGTGTTTGGTGTCATTGTTCCTGATATTGCATAAGGAACGCCGATGTTGCGTGAACCTGATGCAACTAGCGAATAGTCACCAAACTGCGTAGAACAAGAACTGAGAATGATTTGACCACCGCTCATTGCTAAGAAGTGTTTGTGGGCCCACATAGAGATGGCGTTAACAGCGTTGATTAGTCCGCCATTCTTTGCACAATAACCAATACCATTGTATGTTACAGGTGTTGCACCCCATGTCATGATGTTTGGAAAGATCGAATATTGAGAACAAACAAGACCGTCTGCTATAACAACGCCAGGTCCTCTTGGATATTGTGGATTTCCATTTAGAGGATCTAGTTTACCTCCAACAACGCTTATAGGCTGTGAACATCTTACAGCACACTTATGAGCGTATGGTACGCGCGTGATGACTGCACCAGGTCTAAAACTGAATGCAAAACCTTCTGTAGGATCTGTCAAACTATTTAAGCGGAAATTCTCAATGATAAATCCTTCAACAAAACATCCTGATCCCATACGAAATACGTTGCGCTCTTCAAAGTTAGGAACAGGACGAATGAATACTGAACGATGGGCAGCTTGTACAATACAACCATCAGGTAAATCTAACCAACCTTGTGTGTAATAAACACCAGGTGATACTTTGATAAGAACAATATCGTTTCTTGCAGTTGCAACTGCAAGAGCTTTTTCTAGCGATGCAAAAGGAGAATATTCGCTTGTGCCGTCATTTGCAGTATCGCTACCTGTTGTAGAAACAAATAATGTCCTCGAAAGTGATGGAAGAGCACCAGGTAAACCAACATCACCAACATTTGTCCACATACCTGCACGACGAATCTGAAGAAAATCTGTTTCTTCATTATAGATAACAAGACCATCAGGAGGATTAGGAATAGCATCTCGCTCTGTTGTAGTCATTCGAGGGAACAATAGACCCTTGTCTCTTGCCCATAAGTCTAGAACGGCAGCTTGGCTCGGTTGCTGTATAGGAATTTGTCCTCGTGCACCCATAGCTGTAGAGCCTTGAGGTGTAATAGAGAACATAGAATTTGAATTGATTTTGAAATCGACTAGTTTAGTGTTTGCGGCATAAGAGATAGCATTGACATTCATGCCAATGCCAACAAACACATTCGATGTATTAGCCCAAGTCGCTCTTAAATTTGAAATAGGTGTTGGCATTAACCCTCTACCACGTAATACTTAAATTGATAATCTTGTGACAGAAGTCCTGTAAAATGCTCTTCAAGAGCTACAATATTTCCATCACCATCATATATAGCATCCGCCAGAGCCTGTTCCCATTCGTCAGGCTCATATCTCAAATCATAATCAAGAGTAATGTTAAATTCTGTAAGAGTGAGAGTTGTTCCAGTCTCATTACCTACAATTGTCATACCAGCTTGAAAATTTCCATATATATCATAGATTACAATTAGTCCGGTATCTGGATAGTAGTTCTTAACTCTTGCTTGGTTATTACCTGAATACACAAGCTCGTTCAGCTGCCATGTCATTTACCACCACCAGCTCTACCACCATAAACAACAACATCCATAGAGTGTCCTTTTGGATTAGTAGGACCGGTAGGATGTATAACAACGCAATCTTGTTTATCAGGAGCTGCAATGTCACCCATCGCACAAATCACAAGTTTACCTTGAATGTAAACATTCTTAGCGCCGTACACAGCTTGCAATTGACCTCCATCGCAGTGTGTATCATAATCACCTTCAACTGCCCACAATATACCATTCACTTTGACAGTGCTTTGTCCTGTAACGATTGTTGTAGCCTCACAAAATCTCTTATCGCCGTGACGATGGGCTCCTGGCATTTTATTCCTATGCTACTTTCTTTGGTCTTCCTCTGCCGCGCTTTACAGGCTGCTCATCTGGCTTCTGTACATCTTCAATTGCGAAGACGCTAATACCTGTTGAACCTAATCCTCCGGCACGATCTGTTTTTTGAATTGGAGCATCGAAGATTTCCCAAAGAATATATTCCTCTGATTTAATCATTTCCGCTTGTGCAATCCTATCTCCATTATTTATCGTCTGATCTACACTGGAATTATTTGCAAGCAAAACAAAAGTTTCTTGGACATAATCCGAATCGATTACGGCTTCTAGGTTTGCTAAAACAAGACCTTGCTTAAGTGATAGCCCAGACCTAGGATGAATTCGTACCGAATATCCTTCTGGAATATCAAAGATCAATCCAGTAGGCACTAGAATACGATCACCAGGCATGATCTTAATTGAGCCATTAGAAAGTTGCCTCGTTAATGGCGCATTGTACATATTGTATCCAGTATACTCAGTCTTGCCCGTAGATTGAAACGATAGATCGAAACAAGCTGCTTGTTTTGTTGCAAACTTAGGAAGATTGACGTTGGGATCTGTCTTAAAAATTCTCAAACGATTCATTATATAGCTCCATGTTAAGTTTTACGTTTGCCAATATTGTATTTTGTTACCAGATTCCATTCCGTCTTTTCACGGTGTGATATGATTTTGATTTGTGAAAGGGGAGCGACAGGAGTCTGGCTTTTAGCAGGATCAACAAGAATAGCCAATCTCCATTCTGATAGGAGATTGGCTATTGTATTCACACGACCACGATCCTCATCTGAGAAATCGGAACTCTTATTGTCCAATAAGAATAGTTGTTTGAAGTGGATAATATAGTACTTGCCCTGCTTATGCAGAATGTGGCAAGATTGATATAAAGTCTTTTCTTTTTTAGATGCAACACCAATACGAGAAAGTGTTTCCTTAACTTTTAGGAAGTCATCAGGCTCAGCCAGTCTCACCTCTATTAAATCTTCTAAGTTTAGCATTAGGACCACCTTTGTTCAAAGTCTTTTTAATTTCTTCAAGTTGGTCATTTGTAAGCACTGTTAGAACGTCCTTTGCCTTTTCATTGGAATAATTGTAAGCTTCCTTAATGACTTCAAGATTGTCATCATCTTGTCTTTTTTGCCATTTCTGAAAAGGTCTTTTATATGACCTTACAGTATTTAGCAAATAGTGGTACTGAAGAAGTCCATCTGTGGATGGTAACATATTCATCTGATTGGCCTGCATTACCATGTCCAGATGAAACGAGATGGATCTGTTAACCACATAGGGCACATATTCCTTCTCGTTTTCACTGGTAATGACTTTCTTTTTGGTATGCTGGATGCTAGGGATAACGTCTTTAAAAAGATCCGTCATTGATATTCACAATCTACCATAAGTTCTGTCAAACAAGCAACAAGATTGATTTCTTGGTCTGCAACAAATGCTGATTGATACCCATATTTGGCAATGATCAAAACAGCTTGTGGTACGCTTTCGGGCTTGAAATATTCCACAAGAGAGTCATAAATCTTGCGATACACACGGGCAGGTTCAATGTCAGAATTGGTAACACACCACTTTCTCATTTCTGAAAAGTTCTTGTCTTTCAGAAATTTGACAAGATCGGCAATCTTTCGAACATCTGAGAGTTGTGCAACGATGCCTGCATCCAAAGTGCCAGAAGAACTAAACCGCTGTAGCTCATTAAGAGTACGACGATAGTCAGGAAAGTACTTCTCGACAATCTTTGCCACAACCGCTTTATCATAATCGATTCCTTCTGAAGTCAGAATGTTAAGCAAACGCTTAAACAACTGAGATGCCATCTCTTGCTTTTCATCATTCTTCAATCCGAAATCGATTACCGAACAACGTGAATGAATCGCGTCGATCAGCTTTGACTTGAAGTTACATGTAAGAATGAATGTGCAATTGCCTGCAAACTCTTCGATTGCACCACGCATAGCTGCTTGGGCTTCAGGAGTTAGATAGTCGGCTTCGTCTAGGATGATAACTTTCTTGCCACCCGTCAACGATACCGAAGATGCATAGTTACGAATAGTTGTTCGCAGCATATCAATACCTCTGTTTTCAGAAGCATTGATATACAGATGGTTGATCCCAATCTCATCACACATGGCTTTGGCAACTGTGGTCTTACCCACACCGGCAGTACCAGTTAACATGAGATTGGGAATTTCTTTCTTATCCACATACTCCTGAAACGGCTTTTTCAGCCGCTCAGGAAGGATGCAGTCTCTTACGGTCTTTGGTCTATACTTTTCGACCCAGAGAAAAGATTCGCTCATCAATAAGTCCTTCTAACGTTGTAGCGAGATTTTAGCAGAATAGCACACGTTTCGTCAAGTGTCATAAAGTCTATTCTAAGATTTTTCATTCTAGGCATCATTCTTATAGGCATAAATTTAGCGTAGATATGTTTAGGAATAACACCATCAAATCTAGCTTTGGTTGCTGCCGGATGTTTCTCGTCATCTCTTGATACATCATGAAGTTCTTTCATGAATCTATATACACGTTGACGTATCGAATACTCTGTAGCGCCCACATACAGACACGAGGTTTGTGTCTTGGTCTTTTCATAGAGAACGTATAGACCACCACCATTCACACCTGGAATGTCAGCTTTTCGAAAAAAGGTGCCTTCGCTATGAAGTGACATACCTAAACCTTCGTTTGGTAATTCATATGAAATCACTTTATAGAAAGGCAACCCTATTCCGATAGTGACGATCTTTCTGGCATAGTCCCAGTTGTCCACATAAGTGTCACCATAAAGATCGACGGCCATTTTACTTCATAACTCCGTCATACATTTCTTCGAAGTTACGATTTTCGTCCTGCTCTTGAGCGTAGTTGCTCTTAAAGTAGACACGTGCCATACGACGAAGCATCTTCTTATCAATGCCAAGCTGATCTTCCATTCGCGCGAGAGTGTCCTTCTGCAAATCCCTTTCAGCAGCAATTCGCGTCATACTGTCGTTCATTTCAAGAACAGCATCCTTAACGCGCTTCTTGTCCGCTTCAGAAAGACCGTTGATCGAAACGAATACTTTTTGATTGTGTCCCATGCCAGCCATTACTTAGTCTCCACTGCAATCCAATACTTGATCTTCTTGTTCTTCGCCGCAAACTTCGCGAAGCCGTTCAACATAACTTCAACGTCATAATCATCCGCAATCATTTTGAGATTTTCAAACTTGAACGTAACAGAACAATCTTCACCTGTATGATCGGCAAGCTTGATAGATGCAGAGTTAGAAGTGTCGTTTGCCTTCTCATGCGCGAGAAGACGAAGTTCACCATTCTTACCAACAATAGAAATGTTAGGAAATCCGTTTGTTGCAGCAAGACGACGGATACGCTGCCAAACAGAATCGGTCAGAGTGAAGCGAAGATCAACCTGCTTCATCGTCAGTTCCTTATCGGGAGGGGAAGTGATGAGACCAATCGCACTTGAGTAATAGTGCAGACCGACAGTACCATCAGTCATGGTTAGAGACTTGTCACCAAAATCGATATCAGGATTATCGAAAGAGGTTACGTTTCCAAGAAACTGTGGCAAATCATAGATGCCAAACTGAATAGGAATGTTGTCTTCAAGTTCAGCTTCACATAGAATAGACTTGTCCATGTTGATGGTCTTCTGAACATTACCTGTTCGAAGAACGAGTCCAGAATTGATTTCTGAAAAGTTCTTGAGGACCTTTAGAGTGTTTTCGCTAATCTTCATAATATATTCTCCAGTTAGATTTAGTTTAGGCTGCTAGTATAGCAGACTTTTGTGGGCCTGTAAAGACTTTTAGCAGGTGACTGATATCAGCTTCAAGCATGGAAATGTTTCCGTTGTTATCAAGATGATAATCCATAATCGATCCTGCCCATGCCCATTCAGAGTAGTGGATCTTATACTGATCTACCATTGCATCTTCGGCAGCTAACTTTCGAGAAATCTGTTCGTGAGTTTCAGCTTTCCTGTTAGCAATGACAGCAGTATCGTACCAAATAGGATCAGGACCACGCTGAACACGAACTGCAAACCCTCCCTTTGATCTCATCCAATCAATTTCATTTGGGAATCGAACATCAGCAATTATTACGTTCTTATACATTTCGGCTTTACGCTCTAATGCATGTACCCAAACGTCTTGATGAAAAACATTGCGACCAGCTTCTGTTCCCATCAATTGAAGAGCTAGACGAGGTGAAAAATCAAACTCAAACTTCTTTGACCACCATTCATCTTTTGTTTCACGAAATTCCCTACTTTCTAAAGTGTCACCTTCAAGAAGGGCTCGCGGCCATCCGAAGATAGCCGCAGTTGCATCCTTAACAGCATCAGCAAATGAAAGCTTAACAAAGCCGTGCTTCTCGACCAAAATATCAGCAACAGTGCCTTTACCTGATCCAATAAATCCTACAACACCAATTATCATTATAGATTTCCTGTATATTGAGCGATTGCTTGCATGTTACCAGTGAAGGCATAAGTGCCAACATGTTGCGTCTTCATCCATGGACACAGCCAAATTTGCACATCGATCTTTCGAAGATACTGACAGAACATGTAATCCTCAGAAAGATACCTATGTGACGCATTCTTTTCTGTGTTCATAAATTCTTGTGCCTTCTTCTTGATGTTATCACCCTGTGCAGCAATCTTTACGAGATGGTATAGATCGTCATAAGTATAACCATTGTCAATCACAGTATCAAAATATGCGTGAATGTAGCGAGAACCATCAAAGTTGGCCTGACCAACATGATCTGGCTTGTAGTTCTGCTTCGGATAGGCATTCTTGAACTTTTCGAATACTTCACGTTTGACCATCATGAAGCCAGTTCCAATTTCCATAACCTCAAGAGGTTCGCGAACGTTGAACTGTGTTGTACCTGGCACGGGATTGAAAACATAATCGCCAACAAGATTGTCCAATTCATTTACTGGTGTTGTTGGATCTTTAACAAGAGCCGCAGCAATGTTTTTCCAATTGATTGACTTCTTAGGATAAGGTGCACCAATAACGTCTTTGTCCAAAGCAATAAGGGCTAGAACATCTTGAGGATCAAAATGAATATCAGAATCGATGAAGAGAAGATGTGAGCTATCTGAGCGCAAGAATTCGTCTACCAAATAGTTTCTTGCGCGGGTAATTAGTGATTCATTGAAGAGGAAAGAGAATCGAACTTCAATGCCATATTGAAGACAGATGCTTTGAAGATCAAGGCATGCCTTCATATAAAGTCCATTGTTCTGTCCACCATACATAGGTGTTGCTATGAACAGTTTGGTCTTTCTTAGGTCTTCAACTTTGATTGATAATTCCATTAGTGAACTCCATAATAAAAAGGGATGCTACAGTAGTATATAGCATCCCTTTTTGAATTGCTAGAAAAAATTACGAGGCAATACGATAAAACATCTTGCGAGTACCGTTAACATTACGGTAGTTGCTATAGATGGTCTTACCTTCAACATTGCGAAGATCCCAAACGCGCTTATACACGGCGTCCTTAGACAAGCCGGAAAGCTGTGCAAGTCGACCAGCAGTGATGCCAGTACCCTTGTTATTCTTACGCAGAACCTTAGCAACACGGGAAAGATGAGACATTAAATAACTCCATTATAATTTTAGGTTACGAGTCTTCAAAAGGACGGACAGTGAATGACTCAAGCCCACTGTCCGTATTCTTGTTACATGGAAATTTCGCCATCATTAGTAGCGGCAGCTTCCGTCTTGACTTCCGGCTTCGGCTGGAGAGTTTCGTCCAGCTTCATGTAGAGGTCAAAGAAGCCATTCTTGGTATCCACATCAAAGCGGTTCAGACAAAGCTTGATTGCCTTCTCACGATCCTGACCGAAGATTGAGAACGCTTCGCAGATGTGGACAAGACGGCGAGTAGAGATGATATCAGACACGGCACCATCGTAGAATGCCTTGCGGATCATATCAGCCCAATTGACTAGCTTTTCTGCAAAGTCATTGTCATCACAACCGGAAGCCTGCAGAATATTCTTCACGATCTTGAGTTCGGTCTTGAGCGGCGGGTATTCCTGCTCGAAAGTGATAGAGAAACGCTCAAGGAAAGCTTCGTTCATCACGTTGGTACCGATGAAGCGACCGTCGTCAGAACCCTTACCCTTGGTATTGGCAGTAGCCAGAATGTTGAAGCCCTTAGCAGGCGTTACCACACGATTGATCTTCTTAAGATAGATCGGCTTGCCTTCAAGAATGGGCTGAAGGCACATGAGCTTGGCATCACCGAGATCCACTTCGTCCAGAAGCAGGATGGCACCACGTTCCATAGCCACGATAACCGGACCATTCTGCCAGACAGTCTTACCATCGATAAGACGGAAACCACCAATCAGGTCATCTTCGTCCGTTTCTTTGGTGATGTTGGCACGAACCAGTTCACGCTTTTCTTGGGCGCAAATCTGCTCAATCATCATGGTCTTACCGTTACCAGACAGACCGGTCACATAAGTCGGATAGAACTTACCAGACTTGATGATCATGCGGACATCGGCAAAGTGGCCGAAAGGAACATAACCAGAAGCCTTAGCGGGAACCAGTGACACAGTATCAGCGACACTGGTGTGCAGAGCAGCAATTGCCATGTCATGCTGATTTGACACTTCGATGGCAGTGTTAGAAGCAACCGGAACTTCCGAAGCAATATCGGAAGCCTTAATTGCCTTAGCTGCCTTCACGGGCTTAGTGGAACCACTGTCATCAAGGGAATACACTCCGCGCGAGACATGTCGCGCCTTGTCCTTGATGAACCAAACCGGATAATCAATTCCGTACTTACGTTCAATGAGGATAACTTCCTGACGGGTGATGGTCGCGATATCACCGAATTCCTTCTTAACAGCGTTAAAGAAGGCAGACTTGTCGAGAGGGCGCTTAGCCATTTAGAACTTCCTTGTGTGTGTTTCGATTATGTGTATATTATAGACTAGGTAAAGGTGTTTGTCAAGCGGCAATTCGCTTGACAAACCGTGAGAGTAGAACACGGGAAACCGTCTTCTTTTCGGAAAACTTGATGAATTCCTTTGCAGCCTTGTTACGGGTCATGTTGGAATCTACAACCAGTTCCTTGTTAGTGGAAACATTGAACATCTTAGGGTTGAGAATATAGTATTCATCATAACCTGCAGTGTCAACTGGAAAAAATCCATCATTTGTCCAAGACTTCTTGGCATCAGTCAGGCGCTTGTCATAAACGCCAAACTTATATTGATCCCAAACACGCTGGAATCCATCACCGTTGATAAAGAAGCCAATAAGATTACAGTTGGTACGATCCTTCAGAACCTTAAGAAGCAGAGAAGTCATGCGACGGTCGCCAAGGCTGTACCGAATGTCGTAAGATTTCTTGGTAAGATCATCCTGAAGAATGTACTTGGTCTTACCAGACCAACCATAACCGTACTGATTTTTTCCATGGAAACCATAGATAGGATCGGATTCGCCATCAGTCAGGAAGATGGTATTGACAACCTGAACTTTAGACTGATTATGGAACTTATTTACAACCAGATCTGCCAGAGCAATACACTCATTGAGTGGAGTGGACGACATTCCATCACAGGGCATATGACCACCACAACCCATGAGCCAAAGATGGTACATTGCATCATTGAGTTCCTGGATCTTCATTCGAGATGAAAGAATGTTACGGATCATGACAGGATCCATAGAAATTTCATCTTGATTTTGAGAGAAGAACTGGGTATCCGGAAGAAGAGTGCCTCCATCATCCTTGTAATCAGTGTACAGAACACTACGGAACGAATAAACCTCAAAAGGAATCTGTACCCGCTTGCAAAACATTGCCAGTGAGAAAAGCTGCTTTAGCGTTTTCTTCAGGTTGGATTGCATTGAACCAGACCAATCAACAAACATAACGAAGCCGTGATTTTTGCCAGTCGCAACGGAAGTGACACGACGGAAAAGGTCATCATTATACTTGTAGGTATGCAGCTTATTCATATCGATTACACCGGTCTTCGAAACGCTGGTGCGACTATATTCATCCGCAGACTTTCGCATTTCAAATTCTTTAACCATGAAAGAAATCGTGGCATTTTCATCTGCACGGAACTTCATGAGTTCCGCACGAACCGAATCTTGCCAAAACTTGTCTTGCCACATCTTAGGAAGATAAGACCGCTGTTCAGCTAGAACCTGCTTGTAGTCAACAACCATCTTGTTGATATCGACAGGACGAGGAAGCTTCAGGTAAATATACCGTTCGTCCGAATTCTTAATCAGATCATCCTGCGTCTTTTGCCAAGACTTTTCAGTTTCCGATTCCGGCAGGTTGTTATCATCACCGCTGCCGTTCTGAGAACCCATGTTTATAGGAGTATCAGAATATTCGTTTGAGCGGTCATCAGACTGGGTCTTACCAGACTTATTACCATCTTCATCATCATCCGATGCTTCACCATCGGCATTACCGTTGCCGTCAGTTTCATCCGTTTCCGAATCATCATAGGTCATGTCATCAGAGTCCGAATCATCCGATTCCGACCATTTGCCGTCATCTTCACCGGCTTCTTCGCCCATGTCATCCGGATTGTTTTCTTGATCCTGTTCCTGCTGATCCTTAGACCAAGTGAAAATCTTTTCAGTGAGTTTCAAAACCTCATCAAAGGTTTCAGCATTCTCAACCTCAAGAAGCATTTTCTTCTCAACAGGAGAAAACTTGATGCCCATCATAGAGCCGCCCTTGCAATAGATGTTAAGGCGATCAATAAAGGACATTTGATTAACGTCCCGCTTTTCGGTACCGAAGAAATCACGTTCAATGAGTTCCTTATAACCCTTCACGTAATTCCGACGGGCACCAGGGAAGCGGCGCTTCTGGCGCTTATCAATACGGGCATCCTCAATAACGTTTAGAAAGCCCTTGACGGCACCCATCGCGCGATTAGAAGCAGAACCCGTAACACGGAGAGCAATATCCTTGATTGCATCAGCCCAACCTTCGGGAGGAGTATCAAGAGCATGGCCGACTTCATGTACAACCAGAAGGTCATATAGGTCATCGGAAATATTGTGCCATATCGGCAGACACAGGACACGGTTCTTTACGTCGAACCATGCGGTCTTTGCACCAGGCTTATGCTGTACGGCAATGTTTTCAGTGGCCAAAAGCTTAGCCAGCTGAGACTTTCCGTTCTGAATATTTGCTTGTTCCATTACGTCCTCTTGATTATTGACTTATCTTAGACTGTTTTGAGGTCCAAGTCAATAGTTAACCGATGTAGACAAAAAGGGTTGCTCGGCTATACAATTGCTTATAAGTTGCAATATGCATGTTATCATGCTTGTTATACATTTTCTTGTATAACTTGAAAGGCTGTTCGTTTCCGTAACAGGTTTCGATCATATTAGGAAAATCAGGATCATTTGATACAGCACTAAGGTCGACGTGGAAAACGTTCGGCTTGCTTTCATAAACGATATGGGTTACGAGATGGGAATTGTCAAGTCTGAGGGGTTCTGAATTTGTCATGTACTATATATAAGTACGGCAACCCTCTTTTTCAAGAGTGGTTGCCGCATAGCTGGTATGTGTTCAATGCATAGCTACTGCTAAGTCATTGTTTTTACTAGAGAATACTATAAACCATTGTAATTGTTGATCAATTTTAGTCCATAGTTGTTAACTTTTGGCAGTTTTGAAAGATCAACTCCTGGTTTTAATCTCAGCTTATTTTCCTTAAACTTTGAATAGTCCACATAATGATGCCAACGACCATACTTCCAAACCATTTGAGCAACATCTGGATGCATATCAACTAGCATCTGAGACTTATTCACAGTACCAGTTGCATTCAATTGGCCATCACGCCATTTGCTCTTGTCTAGCTCACCTTCAGCATGGTAGAATTCAGAAGTGTTTCCACCCTTAACAGTTTGCGTTGCGGCTTTACCCTGCATCCATATATTGAACTGAATCGTGCAATCACCATCTTTAAGAACATTGAGGCAGATATCAGTATCTTCGTTATAACGTCCACGCCATCTATGTTTACAATCATTGGAAATGAGTAGACAAGAATAGATACGTGTGTTTATCACAAAAGGTGGATACTTCTGATTGGGTGCAATAAAGAACCGATACTGAAAACCTGAGATAGGAACATTCTCAAAACGATCAACAAAATCTTCGGCAGCTTTGAAACATACTCCAGAACCTACTCGAATTCTTTCGTTCTTATGAAGTCGATAGAAATCTGAAATGTTATCGTCTAATACCCAATGCTTCTCAGCTCCTATTGAAATAGCATGATCCCAACACCAATTACGAGCCCGACCAGGGCCGTCACCGTGGTTGCTGAAAGGGGCAACAAGCAGAGTAACATAATCCCTAATATTGAAATTATCAAGGGCAGCTTCATAAGAACTTTCATCTTGTGGCTCTATCGCTATGTAATGTGGAACTTTCATACGCGCGAGTGAACGCGAAGTAAACATGCTTTCATGTCTACCTTTAGATATGATATAAACAGGATTTTTAGGGTTAGTCATTTTTGAAATTCTTCTCCACTAGCATTATCTTATCTTGTACATACTCCAACAATTCCAAACGCCTTGATTCAGTAGGAATGTCAGTTGTTACAAGAGGAGATAAATCAACATCAAATGAATTTTGAATGTCTACCAAATTACAAGCAGGGTTGATTAGTGGTAGACAGTCGTAGTTAATAGCTTCAATAAAGCGATAGATTGAAAAACAGTGTCTATCATAAGAAGGAAGCATATATGTGAAACGAGACTCTTCAATCTTGTTCAGATATGCATCTGGATCGATCAGTGTATTTTGACCATTTCTGTAATCTTTGATATAGAAGTTTACAGTTTCAAACTTAGCTTCGATATCTTCAATATCACCTATAAACTCCTCACGATTGCTTTTCTCAAGAATTGTTAATCCAAATGTAAAGTCTGTAATCTTGTCTCTTGTGATCATAGGCACCGGCTTCGTCAATAGATAAGCCTGCAGACTATCCAATCGATTAATACCATAAGCTGGAATATCATAACCATGATACAGATAGTAGTCTGTGGTTGGCTTTACATCTTCATGAAACAGACCGCAACTGATTTCGTTTGGATCAATAGCAATTTCATGCAGAGGTATGTTGTATGTATTATGAGCTTTAAGCATTGCAAGAATGTTAGTGCAGTGAGCGCCTACACTCTGAAACTTGATCTGACCACCGTCATTAGGAAATACACCAGATCTTTTACCTACACGGGTAAGTTCAGAACGCCATAGGTCCATACCTCCAACAATGAACAGCTTGTCATATTGTTGAAGTGGAGTCACATCTATTGCATCATAAACGTCCATCCATGATGACATCAAAGGAACTAAGGTTTCATAATAATGTCCATAATGATTATAATAGTTGTCCACTTCAACATTGCCATAGCGAGATAATGCTATCTTAGCACCATCTGTTTTTGTTGTGCTGAGAATATCAACTTCATCGCATGTTTGAGATATGATATTCATATGACGGATGACTATCTTGCCCTCACGACCACTAATAGGTCTAGCTGAATAAATCAGACCTCTCATTCTTCTTCAACCCAACGCAACAGGTGATTAGCTGTACGGTCGAGTGCTGGATACCACATGCTCTTTGTTTTTACAGTGATTGTCTGATCTGAATCGATTTGGGATCTGTAGACGCTGACGAATTTGTCAAAGTCTTCCTTGTTACGGAAATGAAGATACATGGTCTTATATGTCTTCTTGTCTTCCTGTTCAAACTCAGGCATTCCAACCCAAAGAGCATCCTTATCATTAGGATTCATATCACCACTATCTTCCGTTTCAAGAAACTCAGTTAGGGTAGGTTCTCGAGGAAGCTCTACCTTTTTTCCAAGAAAGTTGTCATATTCTGCTGATTCTGCTACAGGTGTCTTAGTCATTTGTTCCTCATACTAGTCTGCTGAAGTTTCGGATCTTCTCAAAGCGATATACCTTATCAAACTTATCTATGAGTTGATCCTGTTTATGGCTTATTATAAACGTATTTGTATCATCTGTCAAGGTCTTAATTATCTTAAGGAATTCATCTGTGCCATTTGCGTCCAAACTTCCATCTAAGATTTCATCTAGTATCAACAGATTCGTATTGACGGAATTTTTCATCTTGGCAATTGTACGCCAAGTAAACATTAGCGCCAAATCAATACGTGTCTTCTCACCTTCCGAGAAGTTCGCATAGGAAAACTCATCACGATATCTGGACTTGATTACCTCGTTGAAGTTTTCGTCAATGTTAAAGTTTACAAAGAATCCCATCTGAGCGAGGTATTTATTAACAAGCTTATTGATGATTGGAATGTATTGCTTGATGATCTTGGTCTTTATACCGCCATCTTTCAATAGCGCCAGTGCAGTCTCAATGTACTTGCGATCTTCCAACAGTTCAGTTTTGAGAATGTTGAGATTTTCAATGTTATCAATTGTAGCAGACAATTGTTCTTCACTGTCTTGAACCATCTTGTCTGCATTCTTGATCTTCTCTATTGCGTCTTCAGTATCATTGACCATTGAGACTAAATGCATCATCGTTTGTTTCTTTGCAGATATATCAGCAGTGATAGCTTGAATGCGCTTTACGTTTTCTTCTTTCTTGCTAATCTGCACAAGGAGATCATTTGAGTGTAGTTCTGCAAATTCAGCAGCAGATACCAAACTCATGATTTCATCACTCAACTGAAGTACACGTTTGGAACGAAACGTTTCCTCAATAAGCTGTTTGCATGTTGGACAATTGTCAGTTGTCTTCAACATAGTTTTTTCAGAATCTAATCGTTTGGCATCAGTATCATGTTGAGTATACAACTTAATTGCATTGTGAAAGTGAGTCTTCAATTCAGTGAGGTCGTTTACTTCGGTTTGTAATTCTTTACGTTCGTCAACCAAATTCTCAACAGTTGATATAAGATCACGTTTTTGATCGGTATAATCGTTCAGTTGTTTTTGAAGTTCCAACATACGATCCGCGCTAGTCTTCTTCAAGCCTGCAAGAGTCTTTTCAATGTAAGATTTCTTATCTTCGTGAGACTGGAGATGAACACGATTATTTTCTAGGTCTTGCTTGTTTACCAATGCCCTCTGCTTCATCAGTACATTCATTACCGAAAAGATTTGAATATCTAGAAGACCTTCAATGATAGCACGACGATCAGCGGGAGATAACTGCATGAAAGGAACAAAAGATGCAGAACCAAGAATGACAATCTGAGTGAATGCCTTGTAGTTCATTTTGAGGATGAACTTCTCAAGGTACTCTTGATAGTCGCGCGAAGCTGAATCCTGATTAATCATCGTACCATCTACCCAAATCTCAAAGACATTAGGCTTGATACCACGAATGATTCGATACTCTTTACCGTTTGTATTGAAATCAATCTCCACAACGCAATCTTTACCGTTCACTGAATTAACCAGTGTCGGCTTATTGATGTTACGGAATGCTTTACCAAAAAGCACAAACGTCATGGCATCCAGAATAGTGGATTTGCCATGACCGTTCGCGCCAACAATCAGATTTGTCTTAGATGAAACTAAATCAATCTCAGTAAACATATTACCAGTCGAAAGAAGATTTTTCCAACGAATAGTTTTAAATGTTAGCATGGTATACCTAATAGTTGCTTGTATTCTTTAAGACGATATTCAACGTCACCAATCTCAAGAATGATATTCTCTCTACTCTTATCACTCATACCGAAACGCTTAACTTTACAAAGTTCCTTTGTGAGTTCGGACATTTCTTCAATCAGACAATCATCCGCTGCGCCTATATGCATATAATCAGGATGCATCAATGTTCTCCAATGAAATAGCTTCCACATACAGATCACGCATGTAATGTTTCATTTTATCAGAATCTACAGGCAAAGTCAAGTTGCTAATGTAGCTGTCAAGAATAGTAGGAGTATCTTGTGCTTGATCAACAATTTCATCTGGATTGGTATCCGTAAACAGATTTACATCTTCTACGATGGAAATATCTGCAGGACTTTCTTTATATAACTTGTCCAATAGCATATCGAATGCAAACGGGTTCGTCTTGTTCACACATACGATCTTAACATAACAGTCCTTATACTTGCTGTAATCTGTAGACTGTATCTTCTGAATGATATCTGGATTCTTTACATCATCATAAGATACCATGTGAAAAATGCTAAAAGGATTACGATGGAAAGTAACTTCCAATGTTTCTGTATCAAGAACTGAGAAACCTCGAGAATCGTTATAATCACTCCAAATATGCTCAGAAAAAGCACCCAGATAAGTAATGTTATTGCGGTTACTACGGTGATGATAATGACCACTATAAACGCTGTCGAAGCGGCTAAAAATGCTAGAACTTTGTCCATGATCTGATACCTGTCCTTTGTAGAATTCAAACCCTTCTAGTTCAAGATGTCCCATTAGAATACTAGAGGTACTATTCCTGATCGCATCAAACGATTCCGCTTCATTGTCTTTTGTGATCCAAGGCATTAAAAGGATCTCGCAACCATAAACTTCAATCTCTCTTGGTGTTGAGTATGTGGTGATATTGAAATATCTCTCACCAACCAACTCATTAAGAGCGTTGACCTTATATGTATCCTTATAGTACTCATCATGGTTACCTGCAATAATGTGCAGATTAATTGCACGTTGATGTATAGGTTCCAAAAAGTCTGTGCGAAGACGATGCGCTGTGTTGATGTTAATATACTTGCGACGATCAACCAAATCGCCTAGATGAATAATCGTGTCGATATGTTGCTTGTCAATAATCGGAAGAAAGAACTCATCCACACACTTCTTGAAATAGTCTAAGAAGATTGGGGAATCATTTCTGACTCCCCAGTGAGTATCAGTAATCAATGCTATCTTTGCCACTTATGCCCTCTTTTTCCCTGATTTGGAGATGTAGGCTTCATTATCGTACATTTTCACTGCTTTGTCAATAGCATCTTTGATGTTCACTAATCTTTCACGATAGTTTCCACGTAGATGGACATTTTCACCTTTATTCAATAGGCTCTTAATCAGATGTTCAATCTGAAACGGCACTTCGTTGCTCATCTTTTTCTTCCTCATAAAACTTACTAAGACCTTCTTTGGTCTGTTTACGCTTGATCTTCTTTTCCTCTTCTCTTCGTTCGAACTTGTTCATAAACTCATTGATGTTGTCATACATTTGACTTGGCATCACATGATTGTCATCACCGTCAACCAATGCACCTGAGTGACCCTGATTGACAATACTCTCTTGATAATTCTTATATATGATGTATCTGTTCTTCTCTTCCTTGCTAATGCGACGAAGGAATGCATAGTATATGATCTGAGTAAAATACGCAAAAGGATTTGGAACATAGTTTGGATTATCATTACCATTGTACTCTGGATTGTAGTCCTTAAAGTACATAATACAATTCTCAATTCCATCACTGATCATTTCATCACGATATGAGTAGTTAATGAATCTAGGCATGGTAGAAAGTTTGTTAGCAATCTTCCATATACACTCACCAATATACTCAGGCAAGCGAGGCTCTTCTTTGCCCTCAAGCTTTGCCTGTTCTACTCTCTGTCTATGTCTGATGATTTCGTCGTAGAATTTCTTATTGTCAACATAATGCACGGTATTTCTCTTCTTCATTCACTTTTCCCTTGACAACCGCTTGACACACTGCTATTATGGCTATGCCAGCGATGATATGAATAACTTTAAATACTATTAGGTATCAGCTTAGTGTAGCTTTCCCTTATCATCTTTACTTTCAAGTAGCTTCTTCAATAGTTCTATTCCCTCATCTAAATCATTAGAGTCATCATAAGTTCCTTCATCATTTGAATATCTATCATATTCGACATTATCTTTAGAAGCAGAATTCATGAAATGCTCTACTGAATTCCAATAGTGAGCAACTAAGCTCTCATCAGGATATGACTTAAAGAGAACTTCTTCCTTTACAATCTCAAAGACTTGCTCAGAACAAATCTTCATGAATACCCATTGCATGAGTGAAAGAGATATGAACCCTGGTTTACTTCCCTTAAGATAAAGAACTTTGCATGGATTAAGAAGAATGTATGTGGTTGCTGTTTCTTGAATCTCAGCAATAATGTCTTCACCATTCTTCAGTCTGAGGAACTGAATATCTGTTTCCATAATATTAACCTTTCATTTCAATTCTATTTTGTAGATTTTGTATGAGAACTGTTCCTCTGTATATACCTTGATGCGTTCTGCAAAATGTTTAAGAGTATAGTTTTCGTGCTTCTTATATCGCATGTCATCTGCAATATCGAACAACTGTGCTGATTCTTTTGTATCGCTCTTTCTTAGTCCGCGTCCAATAGACTGTAGGTTTCTTATCCGAGACTTAGACGGACTAGCAAATATAATGTTATGTAGATTTCTAATATTGATTCCAGTACTAAAAGTACCAAAACTAGCCACAATAATAGCGTTTGTTTCTGACTCAACGATCTTACGAACTTCTTCACGTATGTCCACATTTGTTTCACCACTTACGAAAAACACTTTTCTATCTGATCCAACTTTCTTGGAGATAATGTCATGGAGTATTCTTCCATGTTTGTCAACGTACTGGAATAAGACGAGGGTATTTCCGTCGAGAGATACTGCGAGGTTACTAATAAATCTGTTACGGGACTCATTAAGAACAAGGTATTCAATTTCTTGCTGATAGGTAAAAGTCTTACTTGCCTGACAGATTGATTCACCATGCCTGAGAAGAAGACACTTGATCTTGAACTCAGCCAAGTGTTTTGCATCCATAAGCTCTTTTGTGGTAATAACTTTTCTAACTGATCCAAAAAGACCTTCAAGAACGAGACGATGGGTTTTGGTGCCGTCAAGGGTGCCGGTGGTACCAATTCTAAAACTAGCATTTGATAGTCCTGTCATAATGTCTGTTAGAGATTTTGCTTTGAATAGATGAGCTTCATCACCGATTACAAAATCAAATTGCGCGAACCACTTCTTAGGCATCTTGTAAAGAGACTGCCAAGTTGAAATCGTCAGGAACTTGTTTGTATCCTTGTCCTGACCCTGATAAACTTTATGTATGTTATCACTAACATTCCAACCATTCGTTTCAGAGTATTCTTTAAAATCACTAGTCAACTGTTCCACTAAAGAGACAGTTGGTACAATGATCAGCCCCCTCTTTAGTCCTCTATACCTGAGAAAATGACATAGAAGATAAATAATAAGAGACTTACCACTTGCAGTGGGGCTAAGTAATAAACTACGTCTTGTACGAATGGCATGAACGAATGCATCCAACTGATAGTCTCTTGGAACATGTTTCGGCCTTAATTTTTCTACAAACTCGTTTGCTTCCGCTAACGAGAATTCTTCGTCGTAGTCTTCATTCTCATATTCCCAATCGTAGTTGCGTTCTTCACAAAACTTCGCAACATATGGTACAAGTCCACGATACAACTGCTTTGATCTAACATCAAACAATCGTATTTTTCCATCCCAAAGTCTAGCCTTATACTGAGGCGTAAACTGATAACCAGGCACTTGAAACGTGAATGCTTCTCTTAGTTCGTATGCAACACCATCATCACATACAATGACTACAAAAGCTTCATTCACGTTTCTTATTATAACTTTATTTTCCACCAATAAATCGTTCCCAATCCATGTATGACTTCAATTGAAAAGTCCTGTTATTCAATTCTTTAAGAACTGACTTACAGAAATCAACAATCTCTTCATGCATTACCTTTTTCAACAGTATGTTATTTAGTTCAGTATCAGAATCAAGCCAATGCTGAAGATCAGCCCTCATGACCTTCTTTGTCATAGGTTCAAGACCGTATCTCTCTAGGTCTTCAGGATTGTTCAGATCACCATTATAGTAATCCCACTTGATCTTGCGTCTTGTGTTATATTCTGCTTGAAGTTTCTTGACGATCAGATTGTGATGTGTCGTAATACGCAAATACTTCGAATGAAGTTTAGGAATATTTGCAACAGCTTTATGCGGATCAGTTTCATCCCAACCTGCATCTTTAATCCATTCTTCAGTTAGGGCGTCAATAGTTACCGGCGGTTTCATCCACTGCTCCATAAAAAATAATTATTAGTATAGACGGAATTTAGGAACGTGTCAAGTACTAAAGACGTTGAACTTCGAAATAATCATATGAGAATGCCATGTCCAAAGTGATAGTTTGTTCCGCAGTTTGTGTGGTATCAAAGATTAGCTGACCCATAGATGTAGGGTGTACATTGTAAAACTTGATTCTCATTAATGCTATATTAGAGTTCGTATTGATGGTTAGAATGCCATCATAGTACTTGCTGAATGGAATACCTTTACGTTTTCCATATTCTTCATACGTTGTTGGCTTTGTTAACGATTTTAGCCATTCAAGAGTTTCTTCCCATACCCGTAGGTCTTCATCAACTAGAACAGACATAGACAGATCACTCCAACGTAGAGTATCTCCGTGTCTTTTAGTGACTGAAAATGGTGTAGGAACTTCCACAGCGGAAGTTGAAACGTCAGGTAAATTTACAGTCTGACAGAAGTATTTGGCAAAAGGAAGATCAGGAATAACAAATGAATACTTCGTAGGTTGAAGCAAGTTGCTATTTTCTGGTATTCTTGTAATGAGTGTTTCTTTTGACATTGTTACCTCTTTTGATTATTTATGCAAAAGAAAAGGGCAGCCGAAGCTGCCCAAGTCTGAGTTTCGTTTCTTGTTATAAACAAGATTACATAAGGTTACGAACGCGGAAGATGCGGTAGTACTGGTTAGCGCGTGCCGTAGCAGCGATAGTTGCAGCAGCATCAGCATCAGCGATAGCATCTAGACCCTTAGCGAATGGATTGGCTACCATGCCGTAACGTGTCTTGAAGCCGATCTTTGGCTGGAAGTTATCCTGGCCAATAGCGCGAACCATCTGAAGAGGAACGTATGGGCAGTAGAACAAGCCGGCGTCATAAGGTGAAGTACCCTTATAACCAACGCAAACTAGTTCGTCGCCGTTTGCTGAACCACCGAAGTAAGGGTCGATGTAGACCTTTACGCGGCCGTGCATTGTACCAGCGTATGTGTTGCCTGTATCGTCAACTTCAAGGTTAACATTTAGAGCAGGTGTGTAGTCGAGAACACCAGCCATAGCGAGAGCAGAAGCAACATCTGAAGAAACGATCATGATGTTACCCTTACCGCGACGAGTACCCTTAGCAATTGCATTGCACTCGCGTTCGATTTGGAATACAAGACCCTTGAACTTTTCAACTGACCAACGGCCGTTTGAGTCTGTGTCAAGGTCGAATGTACCAGCAGTTGTCGTGCCGTACTGAGCGCCAACAACAGCAGAGTTATAAACTGTGCGGATAAGTTCGCGGTTGATTTCAGCAAGAATTTCTGTTGACAGAATGTTAGCAAGTTCTGTCTCAGCGTCTAGACCGTGAACAGCCTTAAGATCCTGAGCAAGTTCCATTGTGTATTCTGCCTTGAGCGCGCGTGAACGTGCTGTAACAGTTAGCTTCTCAATTGAGAAAGCCATTTCAGCGAAAGCATTGTTACCTGCATCGCCTAGAGCTTCCGCCTGAGCAGTTGACATACCAATGCCAGTTGTGTAAGCACCTGTATTAGCTGTGTTAGAAACAGGGTTTGAACCAACGTTGGTACCAACTGAAGATGTGTTACCAGCAGCATTCGAAGCAGAATACTTGGTATCAGCTTCGTTGAAGAATGATTCTGTCCAATCTGTCTTTGTCTTTGAGTTGTTTGTGTACTTGGAACGCATAGCGAAGATCAAGCCAGTTGGGCCTGTCATTGGCTGAACGCCAGCAATGTCGTGAGCCATTAGCTTTGGTAGTGAACGACGAACCAATGAGATAAGAATTGGATCGTAGTTAGATACTGCACCACCAGAAACTGAGTTAGTTGGTGCTGACTCGTTGATCATACGAGATTCTTCAGCCATTGCCTTTTCCTGGTTCTCAAGAATAACGGCAGTTACGGCACGCTTGTAAGCATTGCCAATCTTTGGTAGACCGTCGTGGTCAAGAACTGGAGACCACTTCTGTTCTAGTTGTTCGGTTAAAAACATTTCTTTCTCCTTTTGAGATTCTATATTATTTAGTTTTTTTAGTTCGGAAGCTTTTTACCAAGAGCCTGTACATATTTTGCCATTGGACCCTGTAGTTCTTCCTGAATCATTGACTTACCATCGGCAGTTGCATCAACGGAATCAAGTTCCTTTTGAGCCTTTACTGTCGTTGGGAAATAGTTTTCGCGAAGAGTTGTAATCTTAGATGTAAACTCATCTGCATTATTGAAATCAACATTTTCAGCCAAAGACTTAAGTCTCTCTGCCTGAGTTGCGGCAAGGCCTTCAACTACAGTATTAAGAATTTCAGTCTTCTGGCTTTCCGCTAGAACCTTTGAAAGTTCTACATTACGTTCAATTTCTTCATTCAGCTTAGCCTGAAGTTCTTCAACAGTAGAACCAAGCTCTTCAACTACTGATACCTTGTCTTCTGGAATATCAATGTAGTTTTCAGCAAAAAGCTGACGAAGACCTGAAATAAATTCTTCTGTTAATTCTGTGCGAAGACCAGCTTCGATAGCAACTTCGTTCTCAGATACCCACTGCTCTACAACGTAGTTTAGGTAATCATCAACGTTTGAAGCAAGTTCTTCTTGAATATTCTTTACTTCTTCTTCAAGAGTAGAAGCAAATGCTTCTTCAAGAGCAGCTAGTTCTTCTTGTAGCTTTGCGTTAACAGCAGCTTCAAAAATTGTTGTAGCTTTAGCGCGGAATTCTTCAGATAGATTTTCGCCTTCTAGAAGAGCGTTAACATGTTCAGACATATCAATCTGATATGATTCCTTCATGTCTTCCTTATCGTCTTCTTCTTCATCTTCGTCTTCATCATCTTCTTTTTCTTCGTCTTTTTCTTCAACGAGTTCGAAGTTTTCTTCGATAGCAGCAGCAATTTCGTCTTCTGAAGCACCTTCAGCTACCATCTTGTCGATGAATTCAGCTAGTTCTTCAGAAATCTCAATATCATCACCATCAACTTCATCATCTTCTTCAAGATGCTGTGTTGGTTCGGCAGCCTTTGCGCTCTTTGTAGGAGCAGATGTGTCTTTCTTGAGTGGTGCAGCAGCTGCCATACCAGCGTTTGTACCGCTGTTTGGTGTAGCATGAACTGGTGCATCAGCAATTTTTGTTGAAGCAGAACCTTCAAGCTTTTCCATTGAATCAGTTTGCTTTGATCCAGGCTTTAATGTTTCGGCATTGGCTGTCTCATTCATGAGAATAGCCTTTGCTGTTTCGGTAAGCGATCTTGCCATATTTAACTCCTTTTGAAATTATTTAGTATTTTGCAAGTTTTGACATAAAATTCTCAAAAAGTCGCAGACTTACAGCTTCGATATCAGCTTTAGAAGCTTCCTGTAGCTGTCTCTTAGCAGTGTAGTAGTCTACTTCTTTCCATCCTGTTCCATCTAGAATCCATTCTTTGCTTTCCATAATGCCTTGTACAAAAGCATCTTGAGCAGAAGGATCCGCAACGATATCACCGGCTGTTGCTAGATGAAAATCGTCTTGAACTAGTTTATATCCGTTTCCTTCTTTAAGAGACCCTACGCCTCTAGTGGAAACGCCTAAACTTGCACCACCGTCCAGCAAAGACTTCACAATCTTGCCATTAGGAGTATCTAAAATTTTAGCTTTACCGATAAAATTATTACCATCAGGATATAGTTGTGTGATCATATGAGACACACGGTCGAGATTAATAGAGGGTGAATCTGGATGTCCTAGTTCACCGAAAGCTCTATTCTTGTTAACATAGTTTTGGTTGTATCGTTCCACTTCGCGAGATAGAATACCTTGTGGATAAATACGGCCATTACGGTTCTTCTTCTCAGATTGCATGAAGATGCCTGTAATGAAATAATTCTTCTGCTTAGTTTCCTTGTCTTCTTCAACAAGGTACTGAACGTCTGTTACTTCTTCCTTAATGAGTTTCATATACCCATTGCCTTTCTTCTGTTCATGGAGCGTTTACGCTTCATCAAAATTCTGCCCATTTGGGACTTTCTTTTAAGCTTCGCTTTACGGGCGCCCATCTTCCGACGACGGCGTTCTGCTGGAGACATCCGAGTTAGTTTACCACCACGCAATGTCATTCCAGCAACGTTTGACTTTTTAACTCGACGTTGAACTTTACCACCACGAACGCGAGCCTTAATAACTTTAATGCGCGCCTCGTATAGTTCAGATTCTTCCATTTGAGAGTTTTTTAAATCTTGTTCTGATGGCGCGCCTTCTGATCCAGGTTTACGCATACGCTC